TTTCCCCTGTGCTAACAATTGCTCTTGCCGCTCCTTACTCCGTAATCCTTCAATAATAGTAACATCCATTATTTTAATCAATTCGTTAAGAACATTTACTAACCTAGAATCAACGCCTTTGAGACGTTCTCTACTTCTTTTTCCGAATTTATACATGGTTATTTTCTCTGAGTTACTATTCTTTTTCCGTCTTTTCCTTTTTGTACTGGCTTGTCACTTGCCCTTGCACAACTGTAAGAACGACCTTGCCAAGTAAAAGTGGAACTAGCTCCTTTACCTGCGCAATTTGATTTGAAAGCTGACCTAAAAGAACCTGCTGATTTGGATTTTGCTTTGTATTTTGGGTAAACACCAGCTTTTGTAAGTTTAGAACCTTTATCTGCTAGGTCTTTTTTCTTTACTTTTGATTTGATGCCCATTGCTTTTCTCTTAGCAGCTACTGTTCCAGAGCTTCCAGCTTTACCACCTTCTTTCATGCCTTTTACTGTTTTGATTTTGCCCTTCATTGTTTTGGACATTTTTCTTGCACGAGCTCTTTCTCTACCAGCTTTTGTAAGTTTTTCGCCAACAACATATTTGCCACTAGCGATTCTTTTCTTTCTTCTTTCTTTTAGTTTTTTTAGCATTTTTCCTCCTATGCAACTAACCAACTTTTCGCTTTACGTTTTGGTTTAAACCAACTTTTTTTCTCCTTGTCTTTTTTCATATTTGGAGGAAAAGCGTGTATTTGTGAATAATAAAGACTCT